CGTGATTGCGTTGGAGAGAAATCAGAATGATGATGAGAATAAAAACTACACAACAGTACGTGTGTTGAAGAATAGACACACCGGTGACACTGGCAAATGTGGAACATTATATTTTGATAATGACACAGCTTGTCTTGTTGAAATTAAGGAGGGACATGAAAGGGATTTCTAAAGTAAAAAGAGTCAAGGGTTGGAATATTACTCAAGAAGTTAAAGACGCTATAGAACTTGTTAGAAAAAATCCAACAAAAATGGCTACCATTCAAGTCCCTAACACAATGGTCTATCTCGCAGCAGAAATGTTATTGAACGAGTTATCAATGTTTGATGAAGCTGCGTGTAGAGTAACAGTTGAGAAGGCAACAGTACATTAATGAAAATACCAACGATACATAAAAAAATATTGAACGCACCTTTTGTCCATGTGTATTGGAAAGATATAAATTCTAATAGCGCATGGTTAAATTTAAAGGACGCAAAAAACAGTAAAGTAACAATTTGTATTACATCTGGTTGGCTTATTAAAGCAGACAAGGATGTACATATAATTGCAGGTGACGTTAACTTTGAAGATAACGGCACGTTAGGGGATGTAGGTAACATAACTACAATGCCTACTGTCAATGTATTAAAAATAAGGAAAATAAAAACATGAGTAAATATTGTTTTGATATAGAAACAGACAATCTATTAGAAGATTGTACCAAGATACATTGTATAGTTTTAAAAGACATAGACACTAATGAAGTCTTAACTTTATCTAATGATACAGCCATAGACAAACTTAGTAATGCAGAACTTATTATCGGACATAATATAATTAAGTTTGATATTCCTGTTCTAGAAAAAATTTATAATTTTAAAACTAAAGCAAAAGTATTTGATACTTTGGTTGCTACACGGTTGATTTGGTCTGACTTAATGGAGTCGGATATGAAGCGTGTACACTCAAAAGATTTCCCAAGAAAATTAGTCAACAAACACAGTTTAAAAGCATGGGGTGTTAGACTAGGGAATTACAAACAAGAGTTTGAAACAGATTGGAAAGAATTTTCTGATGAAATGTTAGAGTATTGTGTACAAGACGTAGAAGTCACACACAATCTTTACCAAAAAATTTTAGAAAAAAAATATTCTGAACAATCTTTAGAATTAGAACACGCTGTAGCAACATTGATTGCAAAGCAAGAAAGATATGGAGTTTTGTTTGACAAAGAAAAAGCTACAAAACTTTATGCAAACTTGTCGGAACAAAGAGACAAGATTAAAAGAGAAATGGAAGAAACTTTTAAACCTAAAGTTATTAAAAGAGTTTCTGAAAAGACCGGTAAACCATTAAAAGATAAAGTCGTAGAGTTTAATCCTTCTAGCAGAATGCACATCGCAGAAAGATTAATTGAAAAATATAATTGGAAACCAAAAGACTTTACTCCAGATGGTAAACCAAAAGTAGATGATACTGTTCTTAATAGTTTAGATTATCCAGAAGCAAAACTGTTAGCAAAATATTTTCTTTTAGAAAAAAGAATAGGAATGTTAGCAGAAGGTAATCAAGCGTATTTAAAATTAGAACGTAACGGAAGATTACATGGTACTGTAAATACTAATAATGCTGTAACTGGCAGAGCAACAGCAATGAAACCTAATCTACAACAAGTACCCTCTGTCAGTGTACCTTATGGAAAAGAATTTAGAGAATTATTTACTGTTCCAAAAGGTAAAGTATTAATAGGAATAGATGTAAGTGGACTTGAGCTTAGATTGCTTGGTCATTACATTGCAAAATTTGATGGTGGTGCATACGCTGACATTGTAGTCAACGGTGATATACACACTACTAATCAACACAATGCAGGTTTAGAAACTAGAGACCAAAGTAAGAGATTTCTGTACGCTTGGCTCTACGGTGCCGGAGTTTCAAAAATCGCAGAGGTAACTGGCAAGACTAATAAAGAAGCAGCAAAAGTTAAAAAGCGTTTCTTAGATAGACTACCTGCTTTAAATAAACTTATCAAACAAGTACAACTTTCTGCTGAACGTGGTTACTTAGTAGGTCTAGACAAAAGACATATCAAAGTAAGAAATACTTTCAGTGCATTAAATACTTTGTTGCAAGGCGCAGGCGCAGCCGTTTGTAAACAATGGTTAGTTGAGTTTGACAAAGCTGTTAAAAACTTTTCTGGTGTTCAACAAGTATTGTGGGTACACGATGAAATTCAAGTTGAATGTGACAGAGAAGAAGCAACAGAAATAGGATTGTTAGCTGTCGAATGTATTGAACGGACTGGCAAACATTTCCAATTACGAGTGCCGTTAACTGGCGAATATAAAATAGGAAATAATTGGAGTGAAACACACTAATGAAAAATAGTAAGTTCGATTTAGATTTAAAATACGGACAAGACAGAGAACAAAAAGTTGCAGCTCTGTTGGACCAGGACAAATCTAAAATAGAAGTAAAAACAGAAAGAGACTGGTGGGCTAAAACAGGAAACATTGCAATAGAAGTTGAATGTTGGGGCAAACCTAGTGGTCTATCTAAAACTGAAGCAGACTATTGGGTACATATATTATCAATAGGCAAAGAAGATTATTGTAAATTAATATTTGATGTACCAAAATTAAAAAAGATAGCTGATAAGTTTAAAGATAATTACAAAATGATTGGAGACCACAATGCAAGTAAGTGCATATTGATTCCTTTAAAAGAATTATTCCAATCAAAAAATTTAACATAACCAATCCGTAGGAGGATATAATCCATGAAGAGAAGACTCTTAATAGACGGTGACATCGTTGCGTACAAAGCTTCTACTATGAGTGAACATAGTATTAAGTGGGAAGACTCAACGGTATGGACACTACACGCTGACGAAGAGCAAGGAAAGTATCTCGCACTATCCGAGATAGAAGATTTAAAAACAAATCTTAACGCTGATAGTATTACAATTGCACTGACTGATTCTAATAATTTTAGAAAAGATGTCTTACCTAGCTACAAGGATAATCGTAAAGAAAAACGTAAACCTTTAATATTAGGGGCAATCAGAAAATGGTTAATAGATGAGTATGGCGCAATCTATTATCCTAATTTAGAAGCTGATGATGTACTAGGCATACTAGCAACACAACCTCAGAAAAAAGAAGAACGTATTATTTGTTCACTTGATAAAGACCTAAAACAAATTCCAGGTAAACTTTCTCAAGATGGTAGAACAATTGTAAAACGTTCTAAAACTGAATGTGACTGGTGGCATTTAATACAAACTTTAACTGGTGATAGCGTAGATGGTTTTTCTGGTTGTCCTAGTATCGGTAAAGTTACAGCACAAAAAATATTAAAAGATAAAAAGTTACCATTAAGAAAGCAATGGGAACTTGTTGTTAAAGCATATGAGAAACAAGGTTTGTTTGAACATGACGCTTTGCAACAAGCTAGAGTTGCTAGAATACTTAGACACGGTGACTACAACAAGAAAACTGGTGAGGTGAAACAATGGCAGATATAATTAAAGAACCACCTCACTACACACAATGGAAGATAGAACCAATAACTTTCATTATGGAAAACAACATACCGTTTGGTGAAGCCAACGTCATTAAATACGTAATGCGTTGGAAACAAAAGAATGGCATTCAAGATTTAGAAAAAGCTAAACGGTATATTGACATGATTATAGAAAAAGAAACGAAAGACAATCAACAATTAAATTTAAATTTAGAAGGGAAATAAATATGGACTATAGTAAGGACGCATTGCTGACAGACGCAGGCTTGAGAATTTTAAAAGATAGGTATTTGACTGAAGACGAAAACAGTCCTCAAGACGCTTTCTATAGAGTATCAAAAACATTTTCGGATGATACTGCTATGGCTGACAGAATATATTCTTATGCTTCTAATCTATGGTTTATGTTTTCTACTCCCATTTTAACTAATGGTGGTACTAAAAGAGGAATGCCTATTTCGTGCTTTTTAAATTATGTACCAGATAGTCGAATAGGATTAACAGAACACTACACAGAAAATGCTTGGTTAGCTACAGTGGGTGGTGGTATCGGTGGACATTGGGGACACATAAGAAGTGACGGAACTGAAACTTCTGGTGGCTCTATATCTACTGGCTCAATACCATTCATGCACGTAGTTGACTCAGAAATGTTAGCGTTCTCACAAGGAAAAACTAGAAGAGGAAGTTATGCTGCATATCAAGATATATCTCATCCAGAAATTGAAGAGTTTATTGAAATGCGTAAACCAAGTGGGGGTGACGTTCATCGTAAATGTCTTAACCTTCATCATGGTATTAACGTTAGTGATAAGTTTATGTCTATTATTGACAATTGCACTACTAATCCTGGTTCCGATGATACTTGGGAACTTATTGACCCACACACAAAACGAGTTGTTAGAAAAGTCTCTGCTAAAAAATTATGGCAAAAAATTCTTGAAACTAGAGTGGCAACTGGTGAACCTTATCTCTGCTTCATTGACACAGTGCAAAAGTCTTTGCCGGAGTCTCAGAAGAAAATTGGATTAAAAGTACATCACTCAAATTTATGTAGTGAAATAACATTACCAACAAATGAAGAACGAACAGCCGTGTGTTGTTTGTCTTCTCTTAATTTAGAAAAATATGATGAATGGAA